GTATGCGGAGCTCCTCATCGGTGGGCAACCCATCGAGAGAATCACAGGCGAATATATTTACATGTACCAACAACTTAATAATACGAACGATGACATTGAACAGACGTTATACTTCCTGAATGGTCATGGAAATTATTTAAGTTATGCAGGTGAATACACATACTTCCTGGATCTCCCATTCTATTTTTATAGGAATCCATCCCTCGCTATACCCACATGTGCGCTTACAAAACAACTCGTCGAAGTACGAATTAAGACGAGACCTCTCAGTCAGCTCGTACGTAATATCGGTGCAGCCGACGCAGAAGGTATATCTGATGTGACAGCTTCGATCAATAAGTTTTCACTCGACACGGAGTTTGTGTATGTCACACCCGAAGAGAGGGGATACATCATGTCCAGACCCCTTGACTATGTCATCACACAGGTGCAGATGGCAAAGTTCGTAATGAAACCTGGTGAAAACAAAAAATCTGTGATGCTCAACTTTCAACACCCAGTGAAGGAACTTTTCTTCGTGTCTCATTCAAAACTGGCAGTACTGAATAACATACCAAATTATTACAATGAAATTATGAGTGCCGAACTTCGTTTCAATAATGAAGTTGTATTCAGTCGTGATGGTCTCTTTCTCACCTATGAACAAGCACTTAAACACCACATAAATGTACCATTAGCGCTCGAGTTTTCACCTGAACCGATTAATGGTTCGTCTCGTCGTTTGGGTCCTTCAAAGTTTGGTATGTATTCCTTTTCTCTCAAACCCGATATGCACTATCCTACTGGTCAAGTGAATATGAGTCGTATATCCCATAAACTTTTTACAATTGAGATCAATCCTATAAATGCTGCATTTGAAAACGATACACGTGTATACGCTGTAAATTATAACGTACTTAGGATCGAGAGTGGTTTAGCTGGATTAAAATTTTAGATAGATATAGTAGTAATGGCTGGACAAGTCCAACTCTCGGCCTCTGGGCCTCAAGAGAAATTCTTCACGGTCGATCCAGACTACAGTTATTTTGTGGAAAGTTTCAAAAAACATTCAAACTTTTCCACGGAGTTTGTGGATATAGATCCCGAGAACGAGGCTGACTTTGGAAAGAGTATACGATTCAAGATTCCCCAAAATCAAGGTGACCTTCTCAAGACACTCAGTGTCAAGATGAAACTTCCAGAGATTATCGAAACAAGTGCTACGATGTACATAGAGTCTGTCGCGCATGCGCTCATAGAACATGTAGATCTCATCATCGGTGGTAAAGTGATTCAACGACTCACGAGTGACTATCTTCAAATTTATTCAGAACAGAACGTTACCCAGACGAAACAGAAAGCACTGGAACAACTTATCGGTAAGTATCCACTCAGAACATCTGATAGACGCGTCGGTGAAGTCATCGAGAGTGGCGGCGGTAACTCTGGTATTGTCATTCATGATACACTCGGACTTAACTCCGATGAGAGTTTCTTTGTTGATCTTCCCTTTTATTTCTATAAACATCCAGAACTTGCAGTACCCCTTTGTGCCATCAATAAACAAGAAGTTGAAGTTGAATTTAAGTTGAGACCAGCCCAAGACGTGGTACTCAAAGCCGATGGGTCCTATGTCACTTTAGAGGAAACGCTCAAACTAAAAGAGTTTACACTTTGTACTGAAATTGTTTTTTTGGATTCGATCGAACGAATTAAACTCGAGAATACACCCACTGATTATTTGATCACACAACTCCAACAAGATGTTTTTGAAGTTGGTGCCGGTATCAACGAAGGGAAGTTCAAGTTGGATTTTACAAATCCAATCAAAGAATTATACTTTGTCATCCAGAGACAAGGGAGTAACGTGAATGCTGTCGATAAAACACTTCAGGGTAATTTCGTAACCATATTCGATTACGACAACACCTCGAATGTTCAGGATGGAAAGTTCATTCTTTATGAAAATTTGGACTACCTCACACTCACCCTAGATGGTCAGGACATAATTACCGAGCAAACTGGAAATGTCCTCTTTCTAAAGGCTGTTCAGGCAGCGATTCACCACTCAAAGTCTCAACTCATCAGGCGATTCTATTCCTATAGTTTTGCACTTCAACCCGAAGAATGGTATCCCACAGGACAGGTCAATTTCAGTCTCGTAAAAGATCAAAATATTAACCTAAGTCTCACATCTTGTCCAGATTTCAGTCGACAAATTCGAGTGTACGCACTGAGTTACAACGTTCTCCGTGTACGTGAGGGAACTGGTCAAACTCTTTTTGACACTAAATACTAAATATGAACATGCAAACTGGCTTCGGTGATGGAGGCTCTGGTATGGTTGAAGAGTATGTGAATACCATGACTGGTATACTGATGCCGGTCATGGAAAAAAGTATGCTGTTAGCAGCCGAATATTCCAAGGCGTGTGGGAGGGATACTGTACTCTCAGAGGATATGGAATATGCGATGAAGTATTGTGCAATGTATACGGTCGGTCAGGATATAGGAAGTTTATTTCCCGAAATTTATGATGAAGAGGAGTCCGATGACGAAGACATCGAAGAGGTGGCAGAAGAGGATTGCCCACCCTTTGAAAGGTACTCGGGACAGGAAGAACGTTTCATTCTCATGAATCAGGCACACGACCGTTGGGAATCTTGGATTCCCCAAAACCCGACAGAAGCCATGCTAAAAAATGCTATTAATAGTAATGGGCATCTCTGAGCCAGAGGCATGGTCGTTCTCCGAAACTAAATTTAAGATGTACGAGTCGGGGAGTAGCTCTAGTGATGATTCGTCAGATGATGAACAATTGTTCACAAAAATGAAAACAATAAAAAAGAAAAAATTTAAAAAGGTTGTCGAGAAGGAGGTTCTCTTACCCGAATAATTTTCCTATAGTACTATATACAATGTCCGCCGCCGTTACCAGCGCCCTCCAGACCGTCGATATCGTCACCCAGGAGCTCCAGACCCAAACACTCAACTCCATCGTCGGTGGCTTTTCTTTCGCCGCCGCCATGTCCTGGATGGATTTCATCCGCTGGGTTGTCACCCAAATTGTGAAGGTTCCCAAGAACGGTGGTACCCAGTATGCGCTCACCGCGCTCACTACCTCCCTCATCTCGGTGATTGTCTTCTTGTTGATCTCCCGCATTAACAGCAATGTCAAGAAGCCCGCGCAGCCCGTCTATGCGATCACTCGCTAATTTTCCTGGGGTACCTAGGTGGTTTTCGTTTCATAAACAGTAACAGAATCAGTCCAACTAGAACAATCAAAGCAATGTAGATGTATTCCTTTTTCCATCTATAAACATTCTCTCGTATTTCGGGAATGCTTATAGGTTTTTTGATCTCTTCGTCAACCGGAACTTTGGGAAGTCCCTTTAGTTTATCAATAGAACATGTAATTTCAAATTTCAGTATATGATCTTGGTTTCTAAATTCATACGGAATGAGACGACCATGACTCATATAGAAGAATTCAATACGAATATCCTGAATAAATTTTTGAGGACCCGAATGAAAATGATGTACGACGGGGTCATCAGTACCGTTAAAGTTTACATAATCTGACCCATCCAAAAGTATGTGACCCGTATAAAAGGGTGTCGAGGAATACACATCTTGAGTAAACGCATCAGAACCGGCTGTGAGTTTGAGCACTAGGGAATTGGGACCATCCAGGTTAATCATCCCAGATGAGATCTCACCATTCACATTCGAATTGAAATCATGTGAACTAAATCCCATGACTTGGTGAGGTGTTGTAAGCTGTGATGCAGTAGAATGGTACCCATTGGTCCCCGTGTAGAACTCGAATGTGAAGGCATTGGAATCACCCACATTTGAAAAATTCAAAGCATCCGTGTCTTCATCGTATACAACCAAACTGACGTTAGAATCTGGGGGTGCGAGAATAAGTTCAAGATCTTCAGCTAAAATATATCCATTCGAATAGTTTGTTTCATTTAGTGTAAAAACATTTCCATCTACACTAAATGTTTTATTGGTGGTACACGTTGTCAATTGGGGGGTTGGAATTCGTCCAGAAATCAATTTAATAGTAGATACATCATAAATTGGATTCTCTAATGTGATGACATAGTTATTCGGGCTCGAGTATGTATTCGAATAGGCATCAATCACATATGTACCTTCCGTATCATAATAGGAGTTTGAAGCAATCACATTGATTCCGCGTTGACTACTATCTATGCTGAGGTTATGAACCTTCATTAAAATAGAGTGATACTATTTTAATGAGTGTTTTTGTCTACTGTCTAAAATACTTACTGGTAGAGACTATGCGCCAAGGGGTTGTTCTGGAGCTGACGCTTAGCGATGTCAAGATGACACGTGTTGGGGTTGGCATTACCCTTGTACGCGTTGAACTGATGGAATGACTTCTGCTGGTACTGCTGTGTCCAACCACCATTCGCGGGGGCAATGCGACCATCAATACGGGTCGTATCCGAACGGACCGCAGTGAGAGCACCACCTTGCTTGAGGGCACTTTCACGGACATTCATGCGGCCCGCGTTACCCATACGATTGGGCTTACCACGACGATCTTCTGGGCGGAAACCATACTTCATGAGCTCCTCATTGGTCTTCGCAGTCACCTGAGCAGCAGCACTGTTCGTGTACCCACCATGGAAGTTAGTGATACCTGGAGTCGCTTGGTTGTAGTAATTGTACTGTTCATCGTTGCGATCCGTCTTGAAACGGGTAGGGTCCTGTGATACAGTTTGGGCAGAGATGAAACGTTTAGCCCCGCTGAACCCAAGACCATCCGTGCGGAGACCAGTTTCTGAACGGTTCGTGGTACGTTTAGTCTTCTCGTGTTCGTTACGGGGTACAACACCAGACATACCTTGGGCCCGACCAGCCATCGTAGGACGCCTATTTGGGAGGAAACTGGTCGTCTCCGGTTTGTTGTGGGTGAGTTCACCAACAACGGCGGAGCGACCACCGGTGATATCGCCCGCTGGACCAGTTCGCCCGGGAAGAGTTGTAAGCCTGTACGCACCAGCATTGACAGGGTTCACTCGAAACATCTGTTGATAGCCACCAACCGCGGGGGTGTCGGCGCTCACACCAAGACCTGGACCGACAAGTTGTTTCTCGACCGGAGACAGGTTGTTCATTTTACCTTGGTCATACATGCGGTTTCGCATGTTCAGGATTTCCTGACCACCACTTCGCTGTTGCATAGAGATGTCACCAAAGTTCTCCATCTCCCTCTTCTGTGGGACACCGAGTGGTATCTCGAAATTGTTATTCTGTATTTCTATAGGAGCTTTGGCTACTGGTTTTTCAACCTCTTTGGTAGGAGGTGGAACGGACTTAGTACTCAAATTCCTCCCCGCAAATACAAGACCGGCAATGGCCATGAGTGAAATAGGATCAGCCATTCTTACTTCTTGCCGACATTTTTATTAGCGTACCTTTGCTGAAAGAGACCGTTCTGAACTTCGGCGCGAGTACTCGCGGGTTCATATTTCATGGTACGAAGAGGAACTTTACATTCCATGTTGGACAATGGGAAGAGATTACGTTCGTAGGTTTGGACGAGATGTTTATTGAAACGGGAAGTGGTCTGGGGGCGGAGTTGATCACTCGTGTCGATGTATTGGGCTGGGGAACCCTTACCCGCCATGTATGGGGCAGTCCCATATAACATAGTGTTGGGGCGGCATTCACCACAGTTGAGAGAACTGGGCTGGGGGTACACGAAAATTTCATCAGTCGCTTTGACTGCGGGGATGGCACCCTTATTTTGAACTCGGGAAAGACCAGGCTGGAGCTGATACGCCATTTATTATTACATAAGAATTTTAATCTATCTCCCGAACATCCCCGAGCGCTTATCCCCATCGGGTCCAAGACCTGCAAACGCCTCGAGTTGTACACCACGATTATTAGGGTTGCAGTATCTGGTATCACTCTTACACATCGGGCCATTCTTAGGTCCGTATAACCACTCCGCGAAAGCCGTTTGATCACCTGCGAGAGTCGTCACTGGGTTCGACACAAATTGTCTATCCACACCATTCCGCATGTATTTGGGTAGGGGTGACCGAGAACGCCCCCCATCCATGGGGATGTCACCACTCGTGTAACTATCCACGAACGGCTTTACACTTGGATAATAACACGCCTCCAATCGATTTGGGGCATCGGTAAAATCGGTAATGAGCACATTACCCATAGGATTATCCTTCGTGGGTACCCGACATGCCGATTCACCTTCAACGGTGTATCCATGCGTCTCTTTCACCATTTTTGACTTATAAAGAACATAGATGACAGAGATAACTGTCGCACCCAAAACGAAGATACGTGGGTCACGACGAATGAGATAAATAAGACAGCTTGCATAAATAATGAAACGAGAAGCAGCATTAATACGATCTTCTGGTGTTTGTTCACTTATGGGCCAGAATTGTGAAACCTTGTCAGCCCTGATGAGTTGTTCAGGATCATCAAACCAAACTTTCATTTAGTATAGGTTGAGGTTTATTTTTTAGGTAGACCACCAAGCATATTTCCCATCATCTTCATGAGAGCATCCTGGTTGAGTTCGCCACCGTCTCCATCCTGCATCTTATCGGCACATTCTTTCGCGATACCTTCAATCATCTTGAGGGTATCATCGGGGATCGAAGTAATCGTGGTACCAAGCATGTACAGAGTCTGTAGATATTGCCAAGTTGCACCTCGCGTATTGGTTGTCATTTTTTCCCAATAGGTTTTGATATTGAGATCCTTGAGAAAGTCGATGGTTTCAATTTCATTGAGAAGGAACGATTCATCCTTCGCGGAAATCTTATCCGCGTAAGGGGTGACACCTTTCATGAACGCGTCCACGACGAGACGTGGGTTTGTAGACTTCAATAAATCAAATGAAGTCATCATCTTCTTAATGCCTTTTTCCTCTGGAAAAGTCTTGTGCAATTCCACAAGAAATTGACCCATCATATCGTTGAACGCAGTAACGGATGCCATTTTCTTAGTATATCAGTGTAATCTTTAAGTTTAGAAAGGTTCGTTAGAAATAGACTCCTTCTGTCCAATACCACCCGAGACGATAAAGAATACCAATACCGCATTAAGTACAGCGGGTTTGGTGTATTTGTTGAGTTCCAATTTACCTTCATTATTGAGCTGCGCCTTCAAGTGAATGTAGGCCGCGGTGATACCTCCAGCGATAAGAGCGGCACTCATGGGGTCACGAAGATAGTCGGAGAGTTCCATTTAATTATACCGGGGATTTTTTGTACGTTGCTCTGGTGCGTCTCCGAAGAATACATCATCGTCCCCTGCCTGGGCCTGAGGCTGAGGCTGAGGCTGCTCCATTTCCGGCTCATGGTCTGGTTCAGGGGCCTGAACACCTGGGACAGTTTTGAATTCATTTTCAAGGCCGGTGGGCTCGGGTTCCATTTCCATTTCCATTTCCATTTCAGGCTCAGGCTCCGGCTCCGGCTCCGGCTCCATTTCAGCTTCACCGTCGAATACATCGGGGTCCGCACTATCGTGGATTTCACCGTCGAGTGAGATATCCCGAGTCTCCTGCGACATATAGGTCTGGAGAATCTGTTGAATAGGAATGAGTTCCTTAACGGTACTCTCGATACAGAGAGTAAAGCGTACTGTGAGCTTCTCATCTCTCACATATTCACTTTGCTCTTCACTGAAAACGTAAGGGTCTTTATAGAGATCCTTTGCGACATTGTTGTAGCACGTCTGGATGAAAACTTCCTCCGTTGGAAGTTTGAGGGAAATCTTCTTATTATCCGCCTTGAGACGAACGGCAGAGAGGATCTTCGTACAGGCAACAAATACCGCGGCGAGAAGGTCGTTGAACCACGAACATCTATTTGTGATATTATCTGAATGATTCTTGGACATGGCATTCGACCAATTTGGAACTTCTTTGAGAAGCTTCTGGAACATGATGAGAACCTTGCGACCCTTCGATAGGGACATAGCTTCG